ACTCTTCACCAAAAGCTATAAACGCTGTTGGTCTTGATGCTCTTGTTCCTGCAAATTGAGCAAAATCAAACACTGCACCATAAGCGGCTCCAATAGATGTGCTAGAACCACAGTCAACCACGCCATAAACAGCGGTGTTTAAACCTGTAATTGTGCTTGTTGGATTATTTGAAAATGATGTTTGAGCATAACATCCAAACATGTTACCGCCTGATACACCTGCGGTACGTTGATTTACTGCGCCTACTAAAGCTGCTACCGTGCCTGTGTAAGTTGCTGCAGGGCGTACAGTAAAGTCGGTAAGATTATAAGCACCTAATGCTAAATCAGTGGAATTTAAAGTGTCGTCAGAATTAAAGCCTGCATTAGACGTAACTGGACCAGAAAATGTGGTTTGACCCATAATATTTCTCCATACAAAGTTAGCTTATTAATCGTGTATGCGTCTGCTGGGGCAGTTTAATAAGCGATTTACCCAGATATACAGATATTACTACTTTTTTAACTTTGTGCAACATCTTTTTGTTATAAATACAATGAAACATAATTGGGGTTTTTATGAGCGCATGGTTAATTATTGTTACCGGCTTAATTTATGGGTATATTGCGCTAGAACAAGGCATGAAGGGTAATGTGCCTATGGCAGTCGTGTATACCGGGTATGCCTTTAGCAACGTAGGTCTTTACATATTAGCTACAAAATGAATAAGATTGAAATTGACCTCAAAGCCTTACCAGTAGACGTTCGGGCGTGGGTTGAATTTGAAATCATGTCTAGTAACGCACATGACATAGCGGTACATATTCAACGTAAAAAACAAGTTCGTATGGATGGCGTAATGGTCTCGGGGTTTTTTTGTAGTCACACGGACCGACTATTTGTAGCAGGATTATCCAAAGACTGGGTACCCATTATGGTTCACGAAACCTGCCACCGGGATCAATATACCGAACAGGCAAAAGTATGGAACCAAACCATACAAATTAACGGGGAAAACCATGACCCCCTCACTATTTTTCACGAATGGTTAGACCATAAAATAGAGCTTGGACCCCGTAAAACAAAAGAAATGCTACAAGGGTGTTTAAATCTAGAACTCGATTGTGAAAAACGATCGGCTAAGAAAATCGATCAATTTTACCTACCAATAAACCTCAAAGAATACATACAAAAAGCTAACGCATACGTATATTTTTATCTTGCAATGCAGCATACTCGTTGTTGGTATCCAAAGGGTAAAGCCCCATTTGCACTTCCAGAAGTTTGGACTAAAATGCCTGCTGATTTTGATAATGATTATACAAAATTACCTAAAAGAATCAAAGACTTAATACTTAAATATTCATACAATAAACGTACTTAATGCCTTATAAAGACCCAAACGACCCTAGGAGAAAAGAATCTCTTCGTAAAGGCTCAGCTAAATACTACGCAAACAACAAAGAAAAAGTTCAAAAATTAACTAACAAAAACAAAAAAGAATGTCGTAAGCAATGGAACGACTTTAAAGCAACCCAAAAATGTAGATATTGTGGATCTAGCCACCCAGCAATTATTGATTTTCATCATGTAGTTCGTGACCATACAAAACAAAGTGTCCATCACTTAGCTAAAAATGGACAATATAAACAAGCCATGGAAGAGATAAAAAAATGTATCCCATTGTGTGCAAACTGCCACAGAATCCACCATTATGAGGAACGCAAAGCTAAAAAAGCAGCAAAGAAAAAATAAAAAACCCCTCCGAAGAGGGGTCCAAACACTATAGTGTGTTTATTAGGCGCCGGCAGAACCGAACATTCCCAATGGATCCGAGAATCCAAATGAGTAACGCTCACGTGCTTTATAACGTACGTTGCCTGTGTCGAAGTCACCGTCCATAGAATTCTGGAGTGGTGTACGAACAAAGTGCTTCATACCGTTAGGTACATCAGTGCACAAGAACCATGCATTGGTGTCGGTCAGATAGTGGTTAATTGTGTAACCTTCTGGGATCGAACCATTGTTCTTAATTGCGTTGATGTCGTTGTCGGCTGTACCAACACGGAGTTCGGTTTCGAGCAAACGAGTTGCAACGAACTGTAGTGCAGGTGGCACGATTAACTTACGTGGTTTAGAAGCGATTAACAGTCCACGCTCGTCTGTCCACAAGCTGATTTGAATAACGGCGGCTTCTAGGGAAGTCTCGTTAAGGTCAGCAGGGGTCGTAGGAATGTTGCTGTTAGTACCGCCAGAAACCAAGGGGTGGCTTGCGCTGAATAAAGGCTGACCATCACCACCAACAGCAGCGGTAAAGCCAGTATTTAATACAGAAGCAGCACGAACTTGCTTGGTATAAGCCATGGAACGAGCTAACGCCTTGGTATAACGACCAGATAGGCTGTCATACAAGTTGTCCTCAATTGCCTCTTCCGTTAGGGAGAAACCTTGAGCAATCGTTACGTGGGTGTAGCGAGCTGTGAAAGCCTCTTGTGCATTGTCATAAGCGATGGCAGAACCTTCGTTTTTGACTGGTGCAGCTGAGAAGCCAGACAGTTTTACTTCTTCTTCAAAAGAACGCTCAGAGGTCTCTGTTTCGTAGATCTCTTTATGTTCTTCACCGTAGCGAGCATACTCTAAACCGAACAAAGCGTTCAAGCCTGGGAGGAGCTCTTTTAGTAGTTGGGCACGAGAAATAGCCATTTTTTAGCTCCTATTAGGCTGCGTAATCGATCGCTGTTGGGCGAAGGATTTGCGGATTGTTCAACTTCACTACTACTTCAGTGAAGGCGTTTGTACCAGTAGCTGTTTCTGGAATTACGGAAACGGCACGAACTGGCAGGGTTGCTGCGTTACCTGCGTTGTCAGTAGCAACAAGAACACCAAACCCAGAGTTACCAGTAGTAGTGCTACCTGTACCTTGGTCGATTGCCATGTTTACACCAACGATGCTTTGGTTAACGGTTGTTACAACGCTGTTTGAAAATACAACAGCTACCTGAAAAGCAGCCATAGGATCGTCAACAATGTAGCCAATAGCAGATGTTGCAGCAGCATTACCTGGGTAGTACTGAGCTTGAACTGTTTGACCTTGAGCATTTACATACTGGCAGCCCATAAATACACCATAAGTGTAGTTAGCAGCTGAAGTTGTAGAGTCGTTTGTAACGCCTGATACTGCAATAGTGCCACCATCGACTAAAGCCACAATGTCCCCGTTAAAAATTGGAGTGTTATAAGTACTCGCAATTGGCAATTGACGGGTTGCACCAGCGTAGGGTTTGCCATCCACGCTGTTGATTGGGCGTAAGCCGTAGGGAGCTGTTACGCTTGGATAAGCCATAATAAATCTCCTAAATTAAAAATTAACCACCTTTTCCAAAAGAACCCACAGTAACCTTACCTTCATTGAAGAGAGGCATACGAGGATCATTCTGGCGCATAAGAGCGTTCTCCACAGCCTTCATTTGAGCATTAGCTTGGTCAGAGTAATAAGTATTACGCTGAGCTACAAACTCAACTGGGGTTTTGCAAAGTAACAGCCCGCCAATCTCAATATTGTCTTTAAAACGACTATTGGGATCAACTAGCATTTGAAATTTGGGTTGTTCCTCAATCCTTACGGGCTCCCAACCTTCTCTGAGTTTGGCAGATAGGTTACGTGGGTCAGCCTGGTTTAAAGATGAGACACGAATCCAACGATACGCATACCCAGCCTGTTTGTCGGGCTCAGGGAGTAATTCAGGCGGAGCCCAATGCGTAGGGCGCTCTACCTCAACTCGGGTATCTAATTCACGGGTCAGTCTGTTGTTAGCCATTTGAAGCCTCCAATTTTTGTTGTTCACGAGCGTACACTTCCGGACTTAAGCCTAGTTTTTTGATCAAGGCCATTTGTGACTGCTTTAACCGTACCTGTTTGGAGGACGTTGAGCGGGTCGCCGGAGCTACCACCGTACTTGGCTTCGCTTTCGGAGCTGTTTGGGGCTCTTTTTCTGGCTCAGCCTGACTACCTTCTTCCACAGTCTCAAAGTACTCTGGAAATTTTTTGCGCATTGTTTTGTCAATGTGCTTGAAGTACTGGTCTGAACCTACGACTTTTGGGCCGTACTCATCTACCAATTCTTCATGTATCCCTACCGCAAAATTGGACATGGCTTTTTTGGAACCATACCAAGGATTCTCATCCAACCAAGATTGCGTTTTGGCGTCAACCTTTGGCATTTGCTGCGATTGAGTTATTTGTACATCATTTTCTTCAGTTTGTAAAGCAGTAGGTTTAAATTGTTTTGCCTGTTGTGCTTTATATGTTGCTTCTGAGAGAGCGGTCTGTGCTTCAACGATGCGATCCGAATCACCAGACTCAAGCGCTTCTTTGTACTCCCGCTTAGCCATATTCAACGAAGTGTCGGCAGCGTTCTGAACAGTCTCAATGTAGGTCTTTTCACCAGCACTATATTGTGCTTTGAGCTTTTTGTTCTCTTCAATTACTTGTTTTGCTAGATTAATCGCCTCTTGTTGTTCACGTAAAGCGGCTTCTTTAGCCCGTCGCTCATCGTTCCAGACCTTCTTATATTGCTTAATGCGCTCTTTTTGAGCCTTGGGGTCTAGTTCTTCTGCGTCTTCATCAGCAACTTCTAGCTTCTCAACGACATCTTTAGGCATCGGTTTTTGATCCCGATCCTCTGGAGGAGTGTCATCCTCGATGATGTACTCGACTTCATCTAAGGGTTTACCCTTATCTTCTTGTTCATCGGGGAACTTAAATTCTTCTTTTTCAAACTCAGCCATGATTTAGCTCCTATATAAATTTACGGGATATGCCACGAGGATCCTGAACAACGGCTTCAACTGAGTCGTCATTAATGATCCTGAACTCCCGACCATGTATTACTAGGCGGGTACCAGCATTTGGTCTAACTAAAATAAAGTCGCCTTCTTTACACCAAACACCACTTGGGAATCGAGTCGGGTCTTTATAACAGTCAGGTCCAAGAGCCACCACAAATAACACTGTGGTTAGAATCTCGTCCTTCTTTATTAGGTCATCAGGCTTAACTAAATCAAAACCTTCAAACTTTTCTTCTGTTTCTGGGATCGCACACAAGATGCGGTAGCCAGATGGAATTGGAAGCTGGCGAGCTTTTTCTTCTATGGCTTTGGCAAAATCTACTGCTCCTATTACTTGCGGTTTATCGGGGTTTGTGCCGATAAGGATTTCACTCATCAGAATGCTCCATGGTTTGTTTAAGGTCTAATATTTCCTGCTTTGCAAAGAGCAGACCTTTGATCTCTCCACAAATTTTTTGGTACTCGGCAAAGTCTTTGGCTTGGCCGGAAGCTACCCAGTCTCGCTTTTGAACGACACTTTTATCTAGTTCTATTACTAAAACGTCTAATGGTTCCATTACTCAGTTTTCTCCTTAGTAACGTCTTTACTGCGGGTTTGCTGCATGCGGAATTGATCTTTAGTTTTGGCTATGTCAACCCCAAGTTTTACACCTTCTAACTCTTGTTTAGCACTTAAATCAGCTCTATCTTTTGCTACCTTAGCTCCAACTTGCATGCCAGCAATCTTCTCTTGAGACATGATTCTTTCTCTCTCAATATCAAGTTGATCAGCTTTAGCGGTTGCATCAGCAATAAGCTTACGGTTCTTAATATCAACCTCGGCTTGTTTGATAGCCAACTCTTGCTGCTGTAACTGGATAATTGGGTCTTGCTGTGCCTGAGCATTTTGTTGAGCTTGGGCCTCTTGCATATTGCGCTGTAACAACTGTTGAGAAGCTTGTGCTGCCAATTGCGATACCCGAACTTCGAGTTCTTGTGGCATAACTTTCTCGTCAGAGTCATCTTCATCTGGATGGAACGGCAACTCGATACCCATCTGCATTTCCATTTGCTTGCGGTACTCATAAGCAATGTGCTCGTTAACGTGAGCCATCATAGCTGCTTGCATAGCTTGTGCCTGTGGGTTTTGCCCAACCAACTGCATGATTTTTGGATCTTGCATAGCAGACATATGGGTTGTTATATGTGCTTGATGGTCTTGGTAGTAGAACGCCTTAACTGGCTTCATCATGAGAATGTTCTGATTCTCAGTGATTGGGTCCTCTGGCTTTTGGTCCTCGGGCAGTTTAACCAGCTGTTGAGCATTTTTAATACCCAACACGTCTAACATTTGACGGTGTAGCTTAGGCATGTTGTAAATCTGAGGTGCGCCTTGCGCTAGTTGTAACACGGCTTGATACTGCGTAATCTTCTGAGCCATTGTTGCAGCGTTTGGATCACTGACAGGAATCACGTCTATATTGTCATAGTCGCTCTTCTTGGCACGTGGGCTGCCTTCAACTGGCTCGTAAGTATAAGTATCTGGAGTGTAATCACGAATGATGTCACGAAGTAACCGAAGCTCCTCTTTAAATGAGTAGTGGATGCGGGCTTGTACAGCGGACATTACTTTTAATGTACGCTCCAGAATTGCTAAAGTTGTGCCCACAGGTGCTTGCGCACTCATGTCACTAATTTTCATATCTGCTGCAGATGCGAAGCGACGGCCTTCTTCAATAATTTGATTCATCAATTGAGCCAGAACCTGACTAGGCTCTTTATATGGCAGAGGCATCACATTGTCACGCATCGTGCCAGAGGGCACGTCTACGTCACGGAACTCTCCGGGTGCTATCGGTGTATCGTCACCTTTAATTCGCAGTCCACGGGTCTTAAAGCCACCAGGCAAGTTCGCCAATGATCCGGCATCAACGAGTTGGCGGAGGATACTAGTACCTGATTTAGCAAAAGCCCCGATGAGGTGAATAAGACCAAAGCAATAGAAACCAAAACCGGGAATATAACCGTAATGCACAAAATGTGAACGCTTCTTTTTATGCTCATCTTCTGGTCTCCAATTGCGACGAATAGCAAGAACAATACCGTTTGATTTGTCGATGGTAACAATATACGGTAGTGCTATACCCGTAGGTTCTCCATCTTCTTTGTCTTCATAGCCAGGCAAGTCAAGATCAACTTGCATTTCAAGGATTTTATACCGATCGTCTGTAGTGGCCCTAAAGCCCATCTTCTCAGCAATCTTCTTCTCAACTTCATCAAATGAGTCTACAGGATCTGGTAACTCAATATCTCTATAGAACCCTGCGACTTGTAGTTTGCGTAGCTCGTTAGGGGTCTTACGCATCACATGCGTGACCCGT